TACACCCAGTTGTTGTAATACTGGCACCAAGTTTAAAAACTCTTGCTTCTTAATGCTGTCAGATACCGGCGTGCTACCCATGTCTTGTGCATATATCGCAAAATCGCCATCCAAATCGTCCGCTTTAAGAACCTCAACGTTGCCATCCAGAACAATAACGTCTGCATCGTCTGTCAAAAACACCTGCATCATGGATACGTATACCGCAGCAAGATGTTCAATCATGGAATCACGTTCTCTAGCCAGTCGACCCACCTCCGAAGAAGAATAAGCAGCCAAAGCGGTTACTTCCGTAGCAGTTGCTTTTGTCGCTTCACCACGTGTAAACGGTGCCATTACAGACCCACGCTGAAAATCGTCGTTGACTTGATTAATGTATTGCTGCAACTCGTTAGGTACTGGACTATGAGGCACAGGAATAATAGAACCAGCCAAGGTTTGACCTGCTGACAACTCAACTTCTATGTATTCACCGTCTACACCTTGCGCCAACTTAGACATGTCGTCACTGTCAAACACACCCTGTTCAACAACCCACTGTCTAGCAGCACGACGCACCATGTTGGCTTGGTAAGTTCGTATAATGTTGGTTTCCTGAACTTGGTCATAGACTCTGTACAATGCACTCATACCACGCAGTGGTACGTCAGGCTTGCGAGAATAATACAAAGGAACAATCGGACTAATCGGAGCATCAGAAGCAGACCGGAAAGGTATGTTGTCATACTTGGTCTTTTCAATATCATCGCCTTCGCCTTCTTCTATAACGACGCCTTGGTACAAAAACCTTTCGCCGTCTGCGTAATCTGGACTCCACACCAACAACTTGTCAGCCCTAAAATCATACATCTCTACAATCTCAACGTATTCAAATATAGGTTGTGTTTCCTCTGTCGTCGTTTGCTGACCGTAACCACGTTCTGTTTCACCATCAACGTAATCCAAGAACTTCACCAAAGGTGCGCTAACAAACTTTTTGTTACCAAACTTGGCCTTGGCATCTTGCAGCGTCAAATAGTACCGGTGACCAACAAACCGTTGATCGTACCAACTAGCCGCGTCAGTATCCACAATCACGTCCCATGCGTTTATTGCAACGGCAGTTACACGTTTGAACGGATCAGGGTTCTCGTTCGGAACCAACTTCACAAATGCACTTGGGTAAATCAAAGCAAGTCTACTGGCATCTTCCAACTGCGTGCGTATAGAATCTAAAAAAGCATTGGTCATAAGTTGACTTTTGACAGGATTGCCGCGACCACGAACATCAGCCTTAAAAACCACCGAAGGCGATCTGGTGAACAAACTGGCTATGTACCCCTCAACGTACTCGTACGCCCTAGTCGTCTCTATAAGAATCTGACCAGAGTTATCGTACTTGTCCCAATACTCGTTGTTGTAAGCCAACCGCAACTTACGCATCTTTGGACGCTCATTGCGCCAATACTCTTCGTGTTGGTCATATAATGCCCTTAGAACCTTTGCTTTAATCATTCGTTACGCTCCCATGGTATTGGATTGTTACTGCGCCTTCCGACTCTGCGACTTCGTATAAAATCATCTACCATATTTTCTTTGGCTCTGCGCAAAACACGACGAGGCACGTCTCTCGTACATCTATAAGCCAACGCCAACGACATTGCCATGTCATCATGCAAGCCCTTTGGGGCTTCCGGAGTAACCTTTTCTACAGTCAGACTACGCAGTTCCATCAACGTAGTCATGTCTAAAGTTTCTATAATCTCTGCAATTATAAACTCGCGCAGCGTTTCAAAAGCATCTAACTTACTTTTCACTGTTGTCGTCCAGTCTCGACCCTTTGCATCCAGCCACAAGTTCTTGTACTTAAAGTCACGCAATCTGGCAATCACAACATGACCATGGTTGTTGCTCTCAACCAATAACTTAGCCGTGTTAAACTCCCATCCAATGTCGCATACCTTCTCTGCAAACATTACCGGTGGAACCGTATTACTCCGATACTGGTACACAACCTGTAAAGTGCTCAGACTAACGACCGTAATAACCGAGTAGTCCAAACCAACCCCTGCACTAACATCCACGCCCATAACATAAGCGTCGTTCTCAATAGCCTCTTCATACCTTCTCTCCGCTCCATCAAAGAATATACCGTTTATCTTGGCTAAATCATCGCCATGAAAATACGTACTCGTCGTAAAGTGAAACGCGTCATCCAAACAAGCCGGATACTCACGCCTGAACTTTTCTAAGCCCAACGTCGCTATCTGCTGCCTACGCCACATTATCTGCTCATCATCCAAGTCGTACGCTTCTGCCATTGCATCTTCTTCTGCTGAACGCTCAAACTCTTCGCCAACGTGCACTCTGTAAGTGTCATGCTGCCACCACCAAAAGCATATTAGTTTCCAGCCATTCTCTGGTGCGCCCATAACCAACCTGTGAAATGCATCGCCAGCCCGATTTGGCGTTGACTCTATAATCACCTGACCCACCCCTACTGCAGCCATTGTGGTTGCAAGTAGTTCATCAGGATCTTCATAGAAAGCGAACTCACTCAAATGCACAGATGTCAGTGTAAAACTTCTAGTTCCTCCCCTAGAACCCGCAGTATACGATGATAACCGCGCACCTGTATCTTTGAACTCTAAATCAACGGTATTGGATACCGCAAACTGACGATGCAAAATCTTGGGTAAGCCTTGATGGAACTTGTCGTCCATTCTCCGCAAATGCTTTGCAGACCTGTCATGGAACGATATAACACCCCATTGGACTGGTTCGGTTGCTATGTACGCACTCCAGAACGCGTATGCTCTAAGCAGTGTACTTACGCCTATCTGCCTTGGCTTTAGTATGATGACTCGGTTGTGTTCTTGCAACTCTTTAAGTAGAACCTTCTGCTCGTCGTTCATCTTGAACTTGATCATCTTTGCGCTACGCTTGTCTTGTATGGACAGCATGTTGACAAACTTCTCTGGTTTGCTGATGGCTCTCGCTATCTCGCTTCTGTGAGGCTGTGGTATGCTCTCTAAGAACTTCATACTATTCGTAGTGCTTTCTTAAGTTCGTCGATGTCCTTAAGGGCTTTCGGCCCATGGTCTTCGTTGTCGTCTTTGGTACGGAACGTCTCAAGCACGTATTTGGCTGCTGCTACTCTGGCATTCTCGCTATCGCCTGTTCGCAGTACTAAGTCTAGTGCTTCCATGGCTGACATGACCAGACCGTCTACTCGGCCTTGGATATACGCGTTGAACATGTCGTCGGTTGCCTTTTCCGCTTCGTGGCCTTTCTCCAGAAGTGCGTATTGGAACGATGCCTTATTTCGCCACTTGTACAAAGTGTTGATGTGGATGCCTAAATCACGCGATACTTGTGCATAGGTATGACCGCTTGCTATGAGGTCAACGGCCTCCTGCTGCTCTTCCGTTACGACCATTATCTTTCTTCTTGGCTTCTTTCCCATATCGACCTCCGTAAAATCTTACATACCACGCATGTGTAACTGGTGTCAAATTGGTGTGTCATTTGTTGTACTTCTTGCGGTTGGCCTTTTTGGTGGTGACCCTGATGTTGCTTCTCCGGTTAGTGCCGCCTTTGCTGAGTGGTTTCTTGTGGTCTACCTCACGCTTGTCACCAACCTTTAGTTTCATCTTCCTGCGTGCTTGGTTGCGTAATGAGCGTCTCTTGACCTGTTTCTTTTTACCGTGGTAACTGGCATATTCTTTTTTATAGTTGCGTTTACGTTTGGCTGGCATGTGTAACCTCTGTATTAATAAGAAAAATGGTATGGGGAGGGGTATTATTTTTTTTGGTGATAGTCGAGCGGGTAAAAATTTTCTCTGGATTTTTTTCCATGGCTGTCTTGGCTCGGCTTTTGCGCGTGCTTTGCGTGCGCTTGAAAGGGTCTGTGCTGGCTTTTATTGGTAGGGGGTGGGGGCTTACCTATTTAAATGGTTAGGGCCCTAGGTAGGGCGTGTTGGATACCTTTATCAATACCATGTGATTTTCTTTTTGTCTCAGTTCCCTGATTGATTGTGAAGAAAAAAAAGTAAACCAAACCAGATTATCAAGTCTGATTTGGTTTTTTATTGTGTGGCGGCTGTGGGTTTTTTTAGTGGTGGCTTTGGCGCGTAGCGAAGCCGCCTTGCTTACGCTCGGCGGCTTCTTTGTGATAGTAGTATTATGATAGTCCCGGCATGATAGTCAGGGCTGGTAGAACATGCAGAACACCAGCAACAACAGACAGAAATATATCACGCGATCACCTCTTTGATTCCGTCGCGATAATACGCCGCGCTTCCGTCGGGGAAGTCTACGACGCCTCCAAGGGGTAGATAGTGCGGGCCTACGGATGCAACATGTTTATAGGCCAGCCGTCCGTCGTAACATTCCATGTATTCACGCGGCCCAATACACGCTTGAACCTTTCCAAAATCATCGGCCAGATCTTCGTAATCATCGAGTTGATAATCTTCATTCAGCCACAGTTCAGCGTATGTTTTCGTATCGCATTTATCTTCATAGTATTGATCGATCGTATCAATCGCATGATCGGCCAACTCCCAAAAGTCAATCTTGTGATCACCCAACAGATCGAGCAAAAAGCCGGAAAGGGTGTCCAGTCCGCAAATCGATTTATGGTGCTCTACCTCTTCTCGTACCATCTCCGCAACCCAGTTCTGTAGCTCTGGTTGATACTCCCTTTTCAGGATTGCCCAATGACCGTATCCGATAGCCTCGGGCGTGTGCTCCATCTCTCCGTTTTGATGCATGAAGTCGTGAATGATTGTACCCTCGACAGTTTCAGTCATTCCCCATAGATGGGCTAACCATGTCTCGCGGTTCTTCCACCCGTTATATTTCTCTTGCCGTTTGATCTCGTCGCGTGCTGCAAAGTATCCGGCTTGATATTCTTTTGTGCTTTCAATGTTGGTGATAATCATACTCATGTTACACCCCCCAAACAGCGCGCAAGAACTGGCGGGCAATTTTCACGCTGTTCTCGTGCTTGAAGTAAAAGCTCCACCGATCATAAGCACTTAGATCATTTCTTTGGATATAGGTGTGATGATCCCGTCTATACACTTTGTAGCGCGTTACACCATCGCGGCTGTTCTCATATCTGTCGTCGTTTAAAATAGATCCTGTGGCTGTTTCCGTGCGTGTACGGATAAGTTTTAAAGCATGTCTAAAGTCATAGAGTTCATCTTCTGCTTTTCTTTGTTGCGCTAGTGCATAGTTTAATTGGTCTTTCAGTTCCTCGACCTGATCACAATAATCTGCAACCTGCTCTTGATACTCTGAAACAACCGTAGAATACTGGATCTTTAAAGTGTCGTGATCTTGGTCTAGTCTATTAAAGTCAACCGTGAGTTTGTTGTAGTTGATATTTTGTTCCTCTGTGACTCGATACGCTTTTTCAAATTCTTCTTCTAGTTCTTCCTTGCTTTGTTCGAGTTGTTCGAGCTTTTCCTCTTGCTCTTCAGTTTTGCAGGTCAATCGCCAGATGTGATACTCTTGATCTTTGATTAAAACCTCCGCTTTCAATAGATCATCAATGTCTTCATAGTGATCATCGATTGATGCGTGTAGTTCCTTGTCTAGCTTTTGGTTGTGTCGGTCAAGTTTGATTATGGTCGCGCCAGCAATGCATAACAAAATGGTCGCGGTGATAAGACAAAAAGTCATCATGTTAGTTTCCTTTTTTCGTGGTTGAAAAGTACAGAATTGTACAATAGTTCTGTACCATAGAATGTTAAACAAGTCCAGAAAAAAATATATTTTGTTCCGGCTCTGCTGTGTTGACTTGTCCACTGAACAAATACTGAACAAATCCAGGAGCAAACTGGACATTTTTTGGTCGGATCGCGCTAAACGATAGGCCCCTTATGTTGATATGTCTGGATGTTAAACACGCTCTAAATCGATTCTCGTGCATCTTAGAACCCCTTAAAATTCACCAAAAACTAAAAAAGAACAGGCGTTCAGTAGTTTAGTTTTTTGCGTTTTGCGATTTAGTTTTTTGCGTTTTGTCTTTGGTGGCGTGCCTCTGGCTAGCCTTG